CTTATTATTATTACTATTATTAGATAATAATCTAGTATTTCTTAAATCTCTTATTAGATTACCATTAGACATAAGTATATATAATACCTCTCTTTCTATAATATAGTCTTGGTTAATATATAAATAAAAGAGTCTTAATATTAGACTCTTAATATTATTAATTATTATATTAATAGTATTATTATAAATACTCGGTTATATTATTAGGGGAGTTTGCTAGAACAGATAGAAGAAAAATCGAATACGATACTTGATTGTTTGTACTTATAATTTAGGAGTCTTATAATTAATGCCAATACCTGGATGCTTAACTGGAGAACTACCTGTTCTAGCTTATTAAAATGGAAATAAACTCATCAAAATAATATAATTTTGGAGGGATGTAGAGGTATTATTCATACTTTCTACACTATCATTGTATTATAGAAAATCCTATATTTTCCTATATTGTTTAATTTTTTTACTAATATCTCTTATACCATTAGATACATATTGACATATAGTATTGTATTCATATCCTAGTGTATTAGCTATGTCTCCATATCTTCGCTTGTCTATGTATGCCATCAGTAGAACTTGGCGCTGTGTTTGGTTTGGTAGTAGGATTAGGAGATTCTCGAAGATTGCAAATTCTTCTTTGAGCTGCTTCTCTAGAATTACTTTTTGAATTGCTAGATCCGATAGCTCCTTTTCTATCTCCATTCTTAGTATGTGTATGTTCTCATCATAACTAACCCTAAAACTCTCTATTGGTGCGCCACCTCCCTCGCCTCCATAGGATTCCCCTCTTACATAGGGTCTTTGGATATCCTCAAAATCTTGGCGCTTTTTGTCTAGGTCTTGCTCAAGCCTCATAATTGGATACCTGTCATTTGAAATTAAAATAAAGGCTGTTTTAACATCATTGTAGGTGCGTTTGTCGTTTTGTGTAGATATGTCTACATTAAACTTCGACTTGATTAGGTCAAGAAATACTTTGATTATCTCTTTCTCTTGTTCTAGTAGCATAGCTTAGTCCACCACCTCTAGGATGTCTGGTGTACCTATATTAAATTCATTTTCTCTGCATGTAGCGATAAATTCTTTTACCTCATCATAGGTCTTGAATAGGTAGGCTTTGTCTGAGATGTCCTCAAACTTGATTTCTTTCTCTTTCTTCTTTAGATTGATAAACTTGTGACAGTCAGTAAATCTACACTTGATGATGTAGTGCTTCACTGGTCTGTTGATTAGGTATTCTACCATTGGATATCCTCCCATTACATTAGCAGATACTAATTTGTCTCCTGGTTTAAATTTTGGTGTCTTGCTGACATCGCTCCTAATTATTACTAGCATACTTCTTATACTCCTCCACAATTCCTAATATGTAATTTATTTCTTCCACTTTGATTTCTTCTATAAAGGCTTGTTGTTTTTGCCTGTCATTTGGATTCACAAATTTATATATTTTCTTAATAGTATTACTCTTATCTAATATTCTATTATTTAAGTCTGTAATTATACTATCTAGTATTCTTATATTAATAGAACTAGATTTATTTAATATATTATCTATTATTCTAAAATAGTCCTCTTTAGAAACATAGTAGATTTCAAGTTTGTGACAAATTTCTGCATGAACTTGAAAATCCGTTCCTTGTTCATCTGCAATGAGCTCCCTTACTGTATCAGAGTCAATCATAATTTGATTTTTAGTAAGTACATCCTTGAAGCTAATTAACATAGATCCGTAACCTCCAGTTCCTTAATGTCATCTATATACTGCTGTTCTAGTGAATCTTCCTTGTCTAGCTCAGCTTGTAGAATTGCTCTTACTTTCTCTTTGGAGTTGATTCCATCCTTGCTGAGTAGCTCAATGCATTCTTGTAGTTTAGCTTTGGTCATCCCCATATTCACTCCTTAGCTTTTCAACATATTTGTAGTACCACTCTTTTTGTGGCTTGGTTAATTTTTCATTATTTACGATTTTTAAATGGTATCTGAAATATCGCTCAGCTTCTTTCTTGAAATCCCTTAGTTCCTTAATTTCGAGGCTTTGCTCATTTATTTTCTCTTTGCGCTTGTTGGCTATTGTGTTTGGATTCTTAAAATCCCAGTCAACAAAACCATAGGCTTTTAGGTATTTGACCTTAACATACTTAACAGGAACATTAATACAATAGTAACCATTATACTGAATGTATTCTCTTAGCCATTGTTCACTCTTGGTTTGCATAATAGTATGTATCTGGTCATCTATCATTTTTGAGTAAGGATTGTACCCCTTGCATTCTACTATTTCCCAATGATCTTGATATTGAACTAGAAAATCTGGTGTATAGCTTCTTTTTCCCACAAAATTAGGAATTTGCTTAGGGTGATACTTAAATCTCAAAATATCATTTCTAGAATCCAGATACTTGTAATATTCAACCTCTAGCTCAGAGTCGAATGTGATGTCATTGTACTTTACTTTAGGCATTAGCTTACAACCTCTACTTTTCTGAAATAGTTCAATTCACATTGATATGCACACATGATGTAGCCTTTTGTCTGGTCTTTCATAACTGCGACTTGCTTCATAGAACTAGGCTCTATACCAAAACCTATAATTTCCCACCTAGATCCTTTAGGCAAGTTATCATCACTGACTACTTGCTCTACTATATCGCCAACTGCAAGCTCTCTTTTTAATCTATCTTTCATAATAATATCAACTCCCCTTTCTCATTCATTTTAGCAATGTACTTCAAACCAAACTCACACCAAACTGCACCATAGATGCCCTCTTTAATCATTTCATCAGTAATAGGCTCTCTTAATTCCTCAAAACTATCTTCAATTAAACAATTATTCAAAAGAGTTACTTGGTATAGATAGCCATTATAAACAATTTGGTCACACAATTCTTCAATGGTGTCGGCTTCATTGATAATACAATTTAACCATACGCATTGAACAATGTTTGCTTTGTTTGTTTTTACCCACAAAAAATCTTCAGTTCCTTTGGTGTTTTTATCTATCTCATATATTTCATCTTTTGTTCTTATGTAACTCATTCCCCTAGCACCTCTTCAATAGTTCAAATTCTTCTTTTACTAATTTAGGTCTGCCTGCAATCCATACAGCAGAATTGTAATCTTCAACAAAATCATATTTTTTGATTAGTGATACATCAACAAGTTTTCCCTTAATAATTTCTAGTGCCTTAATCTTATGTCTTGCTTTAATCCTATCCTCAACAACCTTTTTTACATCAGTAACATAATTTACATTAGCTGTCCAATAAAAACTTTTCTCACTGTAACTTACATCACAATTTGCAGTTAAGACTATATCAATTCCCATAAAGTCATCATCAATATCAAAAGTGTAATCATCCTCAATACCTTTTAAGGTTTCATTTACGAAAGTTCTTAAATCACCAAGAGTTTTTATTTCTTTTTTGTAATCTCCATATTCTGGCATTATTCTTTCACCTCGATTTCCTGCTCTAAATCTAAACCTATATTTGAACAACTTATTCTACATAAATGAGTTTTATAATCATTAGTTATATGATTGCTGTCGTAAGGACAACCATTACAAACATTTCTATTTTTATGTTCTTTAACAATTTCCCTTAAAGTTAAATCTCCAATTTTCTTTCTCATTTCTCTTCCACCCTCTCTAAATGTAAGTCGTTAAATATTTCTTTTTCATACTCATAAATGAAAATAGAAACATTAGGCTTTTTTTGTAATGTTATATAATCACAACGATATTCGTAATCATCATAACGTTTTACCAACTCATATTGATTGCCATTTAATAGTACCTTATATGTTCTATCTTTCTCTAAATCTTCCCACTTTAAGTAGTGCTTTGGTTCTTGTATCTTTAGTAAGGCTTGTTTGATAGTTGCAGTATATTCTCTAAAATCAGTATTTAATTGACTACCGACTTTTCTAATATCGTTTAAATCAACTTCTTGTGTGCCATATTCATCGCTAAAAGGCATACTACTTATTTCCATGCCCTTTAACTTTTCCAAACACTCCAACGCTTCACTAGGGTTTGCATTGTCTATTGCTTCTAAACGTTGTAAGGCAGTTTCAATTATCAATAGATTGTTTTTACTAAAGTATACAGGTGGATTTTTATCCCCCGTTTTCTTTTCATATTCATTAGCACCATTTATCATAGTCCTAACCATTTCTAACTCTTTACTCATTCTTCTTCTAACCTCTTTTCGATTTTTGCTTTTATTCCCTCTAGGGATTTTATTCTTGACTGCTCAAAGGTGATACCCTGTTCAAGCTGTATCTCTTTGTAGTGGTCTAGTTTTAACTTATGCACTTGTATGCTTCTACTTATTTCAAAGTACAAGTCTATTAGCTCAGGTTTGGTTAGGTCTAGAATCAATTAGGCTCACGCTCCTATTCTTTTTAGAGCTTCAACCTCACTTGGATCTAATGCTCTAATTATCTTAATTCTATTGCTTAAATATGCTCCATTGTTTTCGATTACTGGCCCTAAAGGCTCTATTTCGGCATAACAAGTAGGAGCATAAAATCTTTCTATGTCATTTATGTCCTTACAGAAATGGAATACTTTATTTGTAGCCATGCAGTTCTCTCCTGCTGCAAGTATTTCATTATCCCCAAAGTCAGTATTGTATGTCTTACCAACCTCAAAGCTATAATTACCAAAGGATGTATGGAATACTCCTAAAGCATCCACGCTATGGAAGCCCTTATAATAGTGCCCGATTTCTTTCTTACGTTCAGCCTTAACCTTATAAGGCTTAAAGGTTTCTAACCATTTATAGAATGCTTTTTGTATCTCTTCACTTGGAGCGCAATCCTCGCCTCGAGCATGTCCTCGTTCATCAGCATAAAATTGACCTACTTTCTTATTGTAGTATACTTGAGCTGTTGCTTGTGGTACTCCATCTTTCCAAATGAATACAAGTATTTCTTGCTGCATTAAGACCTGATTTACATAATTATTTCTTAATAAGCACTGATACAATGCATCACACTGTTTCTTTATTGTGTCTATATCAGTTGGTAAAAATATATCGTAACCATCGACTTTAGCATTGTACTTGTCAGCCATAGGCTGCATTACTGCATTTAAGTAATCCCCTTGTAATGCTGATGTTGTAGTTCTTATGTTTGCAGCTTCTTCCATGACCTTATCATGTGCTTTGTCTAAATTGCTTGGATATAGCCAATACTTATCTTTCATATTATGTCCTACCTTTTTAGCCATTTCTTTATAATCATAGTATCGTTCTGCAAGTTGCCTATCTCTACAATCCTTATAGCCTATCTTCTTTAGATATTGCCAAGTAGGAATATCACAATCCCATTTGATATGCTTATAGCCTACATACTTGCTTATTGTTGGATGATGCATTTCATAGTCTTTAAACTCTTCAACTGTGAGCTTATACTTAATCATTTTTTGAATATGTACCAACTTTAGATATTGTGGATAATCTACCAACTCTTTATGTTCACATATCCACTTAATGATTTGCTTACGCTTTGGAGTGGTCAACTTAAACAAGTTATTATTCATTGCTATAGAGTAGAATCCTAGTTGACATAATCCCTCGATTTCAGGATGGTTTTTCCAAGTATTAAGCAACTCCCAAATAAGTTGCACTCTCTTATCCTTTGGGTTGATCTTGTTAAGAACATATTTAAAATTAGGGTACACCTCGATAATGTTTTGTTCTGACCTTTCATCGATTAAGTTATAGCACCAAAGACCTAATGCTGATGTGTTAGTCCAATCTTCAAGTGCTTGAACTTTATTCTTGTCATATCCGCCATAATATCCCCAATAGGATGCTGCCGACTTTTCTCCTGGAAATGTTACTAGGTAACCACCCATATTGCAGAAAAGGATATTTCTTGCAAAGATACAATCCTTACCATAATAGGTATTATCTTCAAGTTCTTTATAAACATCCAAGCTATGCTCTTTCCATCTAGCGTTTACTACTCTGTATAGGTACTTTTGTTCAGTTTCATAATCGTATTCGATTTCAATTCTATCCACATATTCACAATGATGTCCCATTTCCCCAATTCCTCCTAAATTAAATCTAGTATTGCCCTATACGCCATGTATACATCACATTTGGATTCCTTTCCTGAATTGCAATTCATACAACTATTTGCATTAAAAGTGTCATGCTCACAAGGCAATCCTTTTTTTCTATATAAAATTTCAAGATTGGTTTCAATCTTATCTCTATTTTCAATCATTTTAATAACCTCATTGATCCATTCAATCAATTCATCAGGAACACATGTATCACAACTCTTTTTCAAGAATAGATAGCGTTCCTTTTCTTCTTTGGCTATTCTTAGCATTTCTTCCTTTGTCATAGTGCTACCTTTCTATTTCAATGACTTAATATGTCTTATAACAATTCTTAATGCATGTAAATCCTTTTGGAATACCTCTTTTAAATCATCGGTTGGCATTGACCTAACATTTTCTAAAGCATCTTGTTTTAATGATTCAAGTTGTTTTATTAGTTCTGCCTTATCTTTAATGATGTTGTCATACTCTATCATAGTAAGTCAAATAGACCTCCTAGACTGGATTCCTCTTGCTTCTTGGCTTCTTCCAGTGCCTTACGCTTTGCTTCTTTCTCGGCTTCTGCTTTGGCTTTGGCTTCTTCCTTTTTCTTTGCTTCTGCTTCCTTGTATTCCTTAATGGCTTCTTTTTTCAAGGCTTCCTCTTTCTTTCTAAATTCCTCTTCGAGTTTCTTTTCTTTGGCTGCTAACTTATCAGCATCTTCCAAAGTGTCTGAAACACTCTTCTTTTTGTTCTTTGGTGTACCATTAGATACGCCTTGAATGTACATCGACCACTTATCTTCAAATTGATCCTTAAGGTTTTCATAGTCGGTATAGAATTCGAATATGTATTCATTCATAATTGAACTATCACCAGCAAACATATTGCCTCCCTCTTTACGAGCAGCCTCTAGCAACTTGTTCATTACATAATTGGTTAAGTCATCATCAGGCTCATAACCTTTTAATTCTTCCACTTCCCCATCAGCTTCAACTCTTAAGGCTTCTACTTTTTCGAATGCCTTTTTAAATTGTTCATCCTGATTGATTTCCAAGTATTCATTTCTAGCCTTTAAAACTAAATCCTTTGCTTGCATAATTACACCTCCTTATTCACAAACCCATTGACTAGCGAACTCCACACCATCATCATTGACTTCAATAACAACACATCCATCATTGTCTGGTCTTGCAGTTACATTCTTGTTGAATAGTATGTCAAGCTGATTCTTAATTTTTGAATATAGCTTATTTCTTATAAGACAATTCTTATTTGTCATAAGATTTCTAACTATCCACTGCTCAATGTCGCAGAATGAGTTATAAGTTCTGTAACCACATGATGTAGCAGTTACACCAGATAAACCTTTTAAAGTTGCAGGATTTCCCCAAATCCTACCATTAACATAATTTCCATATTTGATTGGCATTTCCATTTTCTCCTTATTTGATATTTAAAATTTGGTAATAACCTCTGTGCTTACTGTTTAGCTTGTCAATTTCCTTTGCTGCCTTTTTCTTTGCACCATCTAGATTGAAAGCCTTAACTTCCATTGTTAGTTCTTTTTCTTCATAGCCTAAATAGGCTTTATATGTTACTTGAAATTTCATTTGTAACCCTCCTATAAATTTTCCCAGGGGACATCAGTATTAGCATAGGTATATTGCTTTTTACCCATACGCTTAGATTGTCCTGGTATTGCTTCTTCAAATTGAATCTCTCGTTTAGATTGAGAAGTAAATTCTTCTGAATCATTTAAGTTAAACCAATTCTCTTTAATAACCTTTCTAAGTACCAGATAAAAGTCTTTGTACTTATTCTTGTTATTATTAGACTGAACATATTCATCAAGCTTAGTAATTGCTAAATCAGTTTTTTCTTTACCAAATTCCTCTACTAGCTTGTTGTATTGAGAATCTTTTAAACGGATTCTTTTGTATTCACCATATGTGTGAGCAGTTTCGCTAGAAACTTTTTCTTTGATATTTTCTTTATTTATAATATCGTTAGATATTTCATTAACATTAACATTTACATTATCATTAACATTTACATTAACACTACTGATATCATTTTGATTTCGTACTGATTTCATACTGATTTCAGTTTGATTATTGTTTTCTAATAACTCTTTATTGTTATTTGGATTTTGATTTCTTGCTGATTTAATTCTTTCTACTTTAGCCTCATACTTCTTAAGATCACGCTTTAAAGTATCTTGTGCCATCATACAAGCAATCATTACAGCTTGGTCTTTTGGAAAAATAGGATCTTCATCATTTGTATATGAAAGCATCCAATCCAACCACATTCCTTTTTGCTCTAGGTTTAAACCATCTAACCAACGTTTCCAACTGGTATAGATGATAAAACTTTTCTTATTTTCAGCCATTAAGTCCACCCCAATTCCTTAACTGTCTTGCAGATAAGCCTTAAGGTTTCAATCGAGATTTTAAATTCATCCTCTTTGATTGGGATAAATACACCCTCTATCATTGCACCTCTAGTGATAGAGAATGTTTTCTCATCAGTATTAAATGTGATGTCAGTTGCAAATGTCCTAGTTTGTGGAGCGTGTTCTACTCCATTGTTATCCATATAAGCTGGATAGTGTTTATCATAGGTCTTTCTTACTGCCCATCTTCCATTTAACTTGAAACCTTTATCAATCCACAACAGACATAATTCTTTGCTCATGTGTTCAGCCATAAACTATAACCAGGGAAGTGCATCATCACTAGATTCATTATCTAGCATTTGATTTCCCATCATTCCTTTACCTGTGTTTTGGTTTTGTGGTGGTGTTTGTGTTTGCTGCTGAGGTTGTGGTTTTTCTTCTGTTTGTCTAGGTGATAAGTTCTCAATCTTTTCAACTTGGATGTATGTAAACTTTCTTGTCTTGTTATCTTTGTCTTGATAGCTCTGAACTGCAAGGCTACCCCTAACAAGGAGCATATCGCCCTTGTGTATATTTCTTCCGATAAACTCGGCTGTGCCACCAAAAGCACTGCAATCAAAGAATTGTGTTCCATAGTTTCCATCCTTATCTACCCAGTCATTTCTTACTGCCAAACTAAATTGACAGTAAGCTGCTTGGGTGTTATTTGTTCTTTTAATCTCTGGGTTAGCAGTTATGCGCCCATTTAAAACTATATTATTCAATGTTAAATTCCTCCTCATTACCAATCCATTCAATGCCTCCTCTAATCTGAGCTATACCAACAGGGATAAGATATTTGCCAAAAATGTGCATCTTAACCTTGTACTCATCGAATAGCCTTGTATCGGTTGACTGATGGATCAATATTATTTCTTTACACTTGGTTAGGTTTAATGTATCTAGGAAAGTTTCTAGGCCACCTAACCCCATGTGAGTATTTATTTGTCTTTTAATTTTTATATCGCTATCAATCATAGCTTGGCTTACATTGTCCTCTACATAATTACATTCAACTATAATGCTTGTGAATTGAAACATTGATAGATTCCACTTGCATAGATTGAAGTCTGTAATATATAGAATTGTGTCCTCTTTTGTTTCAATGATTAAGCCATTGCAGATTGTATCTCCATGATTAACTCCAAATGTATAGCAATTACCCCTAAAATTTTTGTTTATTTGGTGTTTTTGCCATTTCTTAGTAATTCCACCATCTAAGACTTTAACGCCCTTAGAAACAAGATTTTTCATTTCTTTAGAATGGTCTTTATGCTCGTGACTTATAAATGCAAAACTTAAATTATTTAGATTTGTAAGTCTTAATACTTTGTTAAGTGGTACTCCTGCATCTAGCAGTATGGAACTGCCATCAGTTTTAATCAGATAGCAGTTACCTAGAGAACCAGTGCCTAAACAAGTTATCTCCATACTTGCCTACCACCTTTTAAACATCAAAGTCAGAAGATTCAACTTCTAGTGGTGGTTCTTCTGTTCCTGTTTCTTCCTGTTGCTGTTCTACTACTTCCTCCTTTGTTGGTTTTGCGAAGTCTCGCTTTGGATTATCTATGTATTCATAGTCTCCATTTTCTTTCATTTCAGCTTGGTCTTTAATGAATGCCTCTTGCATTTCAACACTCATAATTCCCCACTTAGAAAGCAATCTTCTAAGAACTGTCTTCTTGCTCATCTCATCAAATGATTTGTACCAGAATGAACTATATAACCATTCATCTTTTTTGTTGTACTTGCCTGCTGCATAGTCATCATAAGAAACTAGGTTATAAGTTGTATTTCCTACTTTCTTAGTTGTTGCATTCTTACTGAATGCTTGTGAATATGTATCTGCATGGTCTAGCATTTCATCATATGAGATATAAAGCTGAGTCTTAAATCCATTGACTAATTCAAATTGACCTACATATCCGATTGTCTTTGCAGCTTTACGAGTTGCATAGTCTTTAATCCAATGGAATGACTGACCATTTAAAGGGTCATATTCTCCAAGTTCTCCCTCTTTAACTTCAACCACATTGATTGACTTGTATTGACCACTTCGAATAGCTAACTGAATATAGCCCTTATAGCCAATCTGGAACTGCGCTACTTTGCAATCGCGCTTTTTATCATTGAATGGTACCAGGTAAACATAGCCTAAAGAGTTATTGATAGGGAAATGTAGTGCCTCAGCCTGTAATGCTGCTGATACAACGCTTAACTGGTCACACTCTCTAAGAGTGGGATTGTTAGCTACTGCAGTAACTAGGTTTGCAACAAACTGCTGCTTTCTAGTTGGGTCTTGAAGTGTAGATTCTACTAACTTATTTCCTACTGTTGCCATGAATTGGCCAAACCCTTGCTGAGTTTGACCTACTTGATTATTTGTTTTGGCTAAATTATTGCCATTGTAATTTTTTTCCATTTTACTTTCTTCCTCCATAATTTAATTGAATACCAGACCATTCTAAGAATGGCTTCCAAACTTGAGTCTCTCCATCTGAATCCATTGTGATGCAGTAACCATTATCAGTTACAACATAACCTGTATCCTCTAATTCTTGGGTTTCTTCTTTAGTAAGCTCAAAGTCTACTGATGTACCCTCTGCATTTTGGTTTTCTTCACTTGCTTTAACAACTAGCATATTGTTATCTCCTTTTCTTCTGTTACCTTAGTTGTAATGAATTGGCACTTGTCTAAAATGCCTTGTGCATAATAATAATTGAATGTGTTATCACTGATTGATTCCATCTTGTCACATAGGATTGGTAAACTATTTCTTGGTGTACCCATTGTTTCTAAGATGTCCTTAATCTTGTTAATAAAGATTGTTCCAATCATTAACTTTCTAGATGTGTTTACATTTGCGAATGGAACATCATCAACAGTTAAGTAGCAAACTTCTTTTACCTGGTCATTACTTAAGTTTTCTTCTAACATCACAAACTTAAAACCAGTCTTTTCGTATGCTTTCTGATTGCACATTTCAATTTGCTTATGAATAAATGCATTAACGATTTCAAGTTCAGCTTCATGGTTATTTCTAACCTCTAGGGCTTCTTCTTGTTTTCTCATTAAATCCTGTTTAGTTAACCACTTGGATTTTTCAATATTGATTTCTTGCTTCTCTAGTTCTAGAGTAGAAATTTCATTATCTAAATCCATTAGCTTTTCATTTACTGCTTCACTCGAATTATTAACTAAATCATAGATTTGCTTATGTAATTCCTCTATCTTGGTGTCAAATTCGCTTGTATCAATGCGTAATTTGTAAATATTTGCCTTTTCTTCTTCTAGGTGTGTAATTGTGCTTAAATCAACGGAAATCTCATTATTTGACAAAATTTCACTATTGACATGATTTAATTCTTCATTGATTGAATTAACCTTTTCAGCTACTACATTGAGTGCTTTTTGGGTTTCTTCTCTCTGTTCCTTTAATTTCTTAAATATTGCAGATTGTTCTTTCACTTGGTTTTGTAGCTTCTCCAATAAATTGGATAGTCTTACAGTCTCATTTTGTTTATTGGCTTCGAATGTTGCTAGTGCTACAGGGTCAGCCACAAACTGATGAGAACACATAGGACAAGTGATTAAATCTGGATAAGTGGAAACCTTTGTCGCATTTAATTTGACCATTGTTTCCTTTTGCTGTTCCACTAGATTCTTACCAGTGGTAGAAGATGCTTCAAGGCTTCTAGCGATATTGTTAAGCGAAGTTTGATATGCTTCATAAATTCCATTTTGGGAATTAAGCTCAATCTCTAATTTTCCCTTTTTAAGTTCTAGATCCTTGTTGCGATTTATCTTTTCATTAGCGATACGCTCACGCTCAACTAATAGTTGTTGTTCTATTTCAGATAACCTCATACTCTTTTCATGGGCTTTCTGCTTTACAAATAAGTCTTTATCAAGTTGTACTTTGGATAACTGATTCTTAGCTTCAATCACCAATGGATTAGTACCGCTTGAATTTTTAATGTTGTAGTATTCATCACGCTTGGTTTTTAGTTCTTGTTCAACCTGTTCCAAACGAGCTGAATTATATTCTTTAGTATCGTTGTAACCGTACAACTGATTTTGAATAAGAGTAAGGCTTTCTCTATCAGCCACTAACTTACGCTTGTAATCGGCTCGCATATCGTAGAAATTTCCTCGATATTTGCTTTCTTGCTCCTTGATGATAGATAAGTCATATTCATTTGCTAAGGCCTCAAAAACCTCTTCATTTGTAACCTCACACCCTAAAGCAATTAGCAATCTTCTTAATTCTTTAGGCTCTAACTTCTGTAATGCATAGAGTGGATCAGTGAAAATTCTTAACTCATTGAAACCTAGTAATGTAGGTTTGAAGTTAATCTCTTTCATTAGCTCAGTGTTCCACAATGTTGCATTCTTACTTAATGATGAATTGATATAGCAGTCTGTAGTATGTCCGTTTGCTTTACCAGTCTTAGAGTCATACTTGGTTTTGTATACCTTTGTAAATTCAACTCCAGTTTCAAATGTTACTTTGACTGATACATGTTCACCTTTGGCTTGGTTTACTGGAACAATACTATCAATGTCATTCTCACCAGTTCCCCATTTATCAGTAAGTAGGGTATTAGTGAAAAACCACATTAGAGCAGATAGGATATTACTCTTACCTAGATTGTTATTTCCCTTAATTACTGTGGGATTGTTTTTTAAATCGAATACCATGTGTTTGATATTCCTAAAATTTGTTAATTCAACACTTGCGATTTTGTTCATTATTTCCATTTCCCTCCTAAAAATCTTTATTGGAACACTTCGATTGTGTCCTTTTCTTTGTTGAATACTAACCTTAATTGATTGTTAAGCTCTGCATCCTTTAAATTCTTCCAATACATCTTGAACTTGGATATTGCTTCTTGCCTAACTCTTGCTAACCACTGATTAGCTTCTTTTTCAGTTGCTATCTTGTAGCCCTTTGATGTGCTACAAATGATTTTGTAAATTTCATCTGAATTTCTTAATGCATTGATGTCAGTTCTAATGTTCTGATGTGCTACAGTATCATGTGCAGGAGTCTTACTCATTATTTCTACATAGGTAAAGTAGTAATAATCTGGTAACTTATTCATGATGTCATTACAACTCAAATAAGCATTAGGATTTTCTTCAAACTCGCTTTTTAACAAGTCATATAATCTCCACTGTCTTGTGGTAAGTTTATTTTTCATTTTCTTCCTCCATAGTCTTTAAAATTTGAATTAACTTCCTTATTTCAGCGTTATAATCTATGCCTACAATTTGGCATACGCTTTCAGCCTTGACTTTGGTTTTAAGTGCCTTTATAATGCCATTCCTACGCTTTGCTAATTGATGCAACTGCGAGGCTTTGGTTTCTCCACAATCTAGGCATATCATGATGTCTTGATTGCTCCAGGCGACCTTTGACCAACAAGCTAATTTCTTTTTGATTTGGTTTATTATGTTTTCCATTTTGTTATTTTCCTGTGGTTGCAATTACGAAAACGTAATCCTAGTCTTTAAAATAATCTAGGGTTAACCCTAGTACATTACAAATTGCAATCAATTCATCTCCTGTAATCTTTCTTTTACCATTGATAATATTAGAAATTTTCTCTGGTTCAATACCAGTCTTGATTACAAGGTACTTTTGTGTAATACCATGATCCTTAAGGTAATCAGCAATTTTCTTGTTACAATCCATCTTGCTACCTCCTTTCAATACTTCTTCAATATTAGGTGTCCATATCTCTATACACTTACCATCAGCTTTTTGGATAATCATTTGATTTCCTCCAAGTCTGCCTTAATGCCTAAATTCTTCCAAGCATCCATTACCTTATTTAAGGTATCAACTGGAATACTTGCTCTTACTTCTGTTCTCCTTTGAAATCCATCAGGATATGTTAATAAGTAAATCATCTTTGTCATTGTTCTAGCCCTCCTTATTTAATTCCAGCAAGGTTTAATAACTTTGCTGTATCAATGCCTTTAATTTGATATTTAAAAGTTCTATATAATCTTTCATAATTGAACTTTGTTACTTGTGCATAACTTTTAACGTATGCAACAGCCTGTTCTATTGTTAACCATTCTGGCTTCGCTAAATCTAGTAATACTTTATTATTTTTCATTCCTCTATCTCCTTTTAGGAAAGGGCTTTTTTAAGCCCTAACCTCTTTACATTTATAATCTAATAAATCATAGTCATAAGAATAAAGGTCTAACCCCTTTTCTTCTCTTTCATCTTCGCTGATATATTCAATAAGGTTGTAACCTGTTGCAATATCAATGTCGATTAGTCTTGCATATCTTACTAAATAATAGCAACCATTAGGAGTCTTACTAAAAACTACCTTATATAGTTTTTCTTGCTTCTTTGTTTGGAAGCCCTTAAATGTTTTGCCAAACTGCTTTACGAATTGGAACTTATCTAATTCACAATTCATATATAATGTATTGATTGCTTCAAATACTTGTTCACTTACTTCATATTTTGCTAATGTTTCGAATTCCTGCTTTGTCATAATTTTGTTCCTCCTAATTTTATGATTACGCTTTCGTAATTCACCAATAGTTTACATTATAAAAAACGTAATGTCAACACAAAAATTATAAAAATCGTAATTTAATTTATTTTTTTTACGTTTTAAGATAAAATTTTCATAAAGGGTGCATCTAAATGAATGATTTAAAAAAGAGAGTTATAGATCTAATAAATAAAAATAATATAAACCAAAAAATACTCGCTTCTGAAATTGGGATAACGGAAGCAACTTTATCTAGAAATTTGAATGGAGTACATGAGCCAAAGGGTGAAGTTATTTTAAAAATAGCAAACTACTTTAATGTATCAGCAGACTATTTGCTAGGAAAAACAAATGAGCCTACTTATAAAACTCAAATAGTAGACATCCAACCAGATGGAGTCACAAAAACACAAATGGAGTTCTTAAAGAAGATTGAAGAACTGGATGTTAAAGATATAGAACAGGTTATGGACTACATAGATTTTTTAAAAAGTAAGGAGCGTAAAACAAATGAGTAATCCAGTATATAGGAACACAATAAATCTTTACTGCCTAAAGTGTAAGGTTACTATTGATGAACTAACTACTGAGCTTGGTATCTCTAGGGATATGGTTGTATCTATTCTTAAAGAAGAAACAATAGTACCAACAGAATTAATCCCTAAGCTATGCCAAATCTTTAAATGTGAAGCAAAGGATCTAATTCTTTAACCATGCCACCAGTGTATGAGTATTCTGTCACTGTAAAATTAGGTGATGGAAAAACAAGAAAAGAGAAACGCTACAAGTTTGATTATAAGAAAGTGGTTGATGGAGTAACCTACCATAGAAGGCAGCAAGGCTTTTTATCAAGGGATGAAGCCTTAAGTATGGAGTTCCAGGACAAACAAGAAATCAATCAGCCAAAAGAAAAAAAAGAGGTCATACAGCTTGATGACCTTTTTAAGTCTTTCTTAGGGAATCAGTCTACTAAATTAAAGCAGACCACCATTGCAGACTATGATTTTATATTTGGCAAATATTTTGACCAATTTAAAAAAAGATATATTCATACACTTACACAAAAAGAATTGAATAAATGGAAAATATACTATGTTAAATTAGATATGTCAGAACGACATACCAACAAGATTATACTTCTAATGAAGAAACTTATAGACTATGCAATAAAAAAGGAGTATGAGGTCAACCCCAAACTCCTAGATGAACTAGAACCAATCAAAAAGAATGTAGTACCACAGGAGCGTATCTCATGGACTATGGAAGAAATTGAGAAGTTTTTCTCTTCTTTTGATTTGGAGAATGAACGAGATAGTACATTCTATCATTATTTTAAGATTTTGCTTGATTCAACAATGCGCCCTAATGAGTTTAGGTGTTTACAGAAAAAAGACATTATAGGGCAATATTTAAGAATTAATAAGACTTGCAGCAACAAGCTAAAGGGTAAAGGGTTACTTATCCAACCACCAAAGACTCCAAAGTCAATAAGGCATGTTATGATGCCACAAGAGGATATAGATTACCTTAATGCTAGAACAGCATCCTACAATGATGATGACTTTATTTTTGGAAAAGAAAATGTATTTGCTGAAACTACCTTAAGGAGAGAACTAGACAAACACATAGCACTATCTGGAGTAAGGCACATATCAGCTTATAACTTTAGACATACATCTATAACCCTACTTATAAAGAATGGTGTATCAATAAATATTGTATCTAAAAGAGCTGGCCATAGTAGTATTTCAATTACAATGAATCATTATTGGCACTTATTCCAGGGTGATGATGAAAAGGCGCTAAGTGGTATAAAATGGGCTAAAAAAGAAAAAAATACCCAATAAAATACCCAAGAGTTACAATATAAAAAGAAAAAATGGCCTACCTAAGCCATTTATTTTTTATTGGCGTCGACGGAGGGCTTAACACACATATTTTTTTAAATTCTTTTACAAAGTTTCACAAAGTTTCGTTTTTTAACCTTTTTTGATATATTTTAGGGGTCTCAAATATGGTAGAAAATAGAAATTCTTTTAAAATCTTTTAAATTCTTTTAAAACGCATCGCAAAAACTACCCAACTCTTTACCCAATAATAAAAAAAGAAAAAGGAGCTTTCACTCCTCATGCGCTACCATATTTCAATGGCTCATTTAAAGCGCCTAACCTGCCCTATCATTAAATGATGGCTTTACGGTTTCGACATTTGTATTATAGCATAATTTAGGCAATAAAAAAAGAGGTGGATTTTACTCCACCTCAATTTAATTACTGTACTTGTTTAGCTTCAATTTTTTCAAGTTGCTGCATAATAGGTTCTACTCTTTCACGAACACGATCATTGATTTCCTTTTCAATATCAGCCTTAGACTGCCACTTATTCTCATTTTTATAAATGTTGTATTCATCCAACATTCTGATTCTATTGTTAATCGGCCTTATGAAGTTATCGTTAAAGATTGTCTTAGCATTATATACACCCATAATGAAGTTAGCAATAATCATACCAACCCTTACGATATAAGCAATAAGAACAGCCACCCAACCGTTAGCCTGTTCTAGTAACTGGTTAGCATCTGGATATACAAAGAACAATCCTAGAATTGTAGCACCAAGAACCGAGTACACCAATTTACGAGAAAGTTTAACAGACATATCACGAGCTGTCTTATTCTCAGTTTGATATTTAGTTTTATCATTCATCTTAATATTAAGGTAATAAGTGAAGCTATAAGGATTAACCTTTGGATATCTTACGAACATTGACTGATAATGTGCTTCGATATATTCATCACTTCTTAATTTTTCAAGAGTCTTTCTTCTTTTGCAATAACCCTTTTTAAATGGGTTATGGATATACTCCCTAACGTATGCATCGAAGCCTTCTTCATGTTCACAAGCCATATTATAGCAAAGTTGGAATGAATCCAAGCTATACTTTTCTAGTCTTGCTAGTTTAGTTTCATATTTCTTTTTTAAGAATTCTTTTTTAATTGATGGATTAAGTACATTCATAACGTACTTTACAAAATGCTCATCCTTTAAAGGTAGCTTATCAGTTCTATATAGTGATAACAAGTCATCATATGCCTTGTTCTTTAATTCTAATTTTTCAAGTTTAAGTAAGTTACCAAGAACTAACGCACAGGAATACATAACGGATTGTAGGATTACATTGTTCCAATATTCCTTAGTTTGAATCTTGGCAAGTGAGAAGCCCATATTCACCCAGTCCCACATTGAAGCAAGCATTGTTAAAGTAAGCAATGCTAGTAATTCTAAAAACGTATAAAGGGCTATTTTTCTATTTTTATTAAAATCTTCCATTATTTATCTATCCTTTCTAAAGGAATAAGAAAAGGGCTATTTTTCAAGCCCTAATCTTATATATACATTAATTGTTCTGTGCTTGTTCCATTCTCTTAATCTTCTTGTTATGTGATACCTCAGACATACATTGCCATTGGTAAATAAGAGTTTTAAGGCACAAGTTTTCTATAACGATCGCAACCATAACGCTTATAACACATTGAGTAGCAGTTTTACAAGCTAGGTCAACATTGCTTTTGAATAATTGAATTGCCCATATTGCTAACCCTGGAATGATTAATCCAAGAACTAGCTCTAGACTATATCTAAATATCTGTTGTTTTTGTGTATCTCTTGGCAAAAAATGAATCAATGTTTTAATGCCTTTGCATCCAAAAGAAGCAAGAATAACAACAATAATAAATCCTGCTCCAGTAAGTCTATAACTGCCTACGTTTTCGAATACCTTATAATTGCACCCTATAAAGATGCAAGGTACAACACTAGCAGCTAAGAAATAAGCAAGTGCAACAATGGCAGTAACAAGGATCAGTTTCTTTTTATCCCAGGAATCTATATCTTTAAAAAACATAGGATTACCTCCTATTCCTGTTCTGTTGTTTTGCTTTCTTCTAAAGCCTTTGTAATTTTAGCTCTTACATCATTGATATTTGCTTCCATTGCCTTTTTCTCATCATCAGACATATTGTTTACAAACTCAAGAAGTAAGGACTTAATTTGATTATTACCCTCGACTAGTTTCTTTTCGAATGAATCAGTAAGGTCTAGAATTTTCTTCTTATTTTCCTCTGATAATTCAGAGTTCTTTGTCTTTTCTCTAGATAGCTTAAGGATTGCAGCAATTAAACCAATGATAGCAGATAAGAATCCTAAAACAGTAACAATACCACCAGCGATTAACCAGTTCTTTACTGTTCCAAGAAGTTCGAACAATTCTTCCTTATTAAGTTTAGAAAGCCATTCAACAATGGAGTCAAGTTTTCCTTTTTCTTCCTCTGTTAAAGTGACTGCTTGTTCTTCTTCTACTTGTTCCTCATCATCATCTGTAGTAGTAGCTGGAGTTTCATCTGTTGTAGTTTCCTCAGCTTCATCTCCACCTAGTGTATCTACAATTTCACCACCCTCAGCATAAACTGTAGGAGCGTTTAGGACAAAAATAAAAGCACCAAATAGTGCTAATAGAGTAATACTTAGTAATATCTTAAAAAATGCCTTATTTTTCATTTTTAAATATCTCCTTATAATTTATTAATCTGTAGTGTTAGAAAGCAATGTAGCAGTGCTATTTTCTAGTTTATTGACTTTTCTAACAAGTATTTCTTGATTGTTATTTAATTTATTGAATAATGCTAATGTTTCAGTCTTGTATTTCAAAAATTCTTCTTGTAACTTAAGATAGTCATTCTTTAGTTCATCATTCTCTTTAATGAGTTGGCCAACAGTAAGACCATCTTCTCTGATTATTACATCTTCCATTTTCTTTATATTGCCACGCTGTAATTTTGAATCCTTAACTGAACCATATACAATAATATAATTCATTTTGTTCCTCCTTAAAATTAGGTATTAGGAAAAGGGGATTTTACTCCCCTTAATCCACCTCTACCGATTTTTCATATTATATCATAGTTATTGTTTTTAAAACAATGTTTTTTTATTCAGTTATTTGTTCTTGATTTAACTCTGCTTGCAATTCATTGTATCTTTCTTCCGAAATTTCAACGTAACCATCAGGCGTTTTATCAGGAATAAAGTTTGTTGCGATTGCAAAAGAGTTCTCTACTTGATTGTAATAATATTTCATTATTTATCACCACCTATTCGCTATAATCAGTATCAATTAATAAATCGAATTGAACTCTAAAATATACGTCTTTGTGTGAAAAATTAGCTTGCTGTTTTATTTGTAACTCACCATTAACAATTCTAAAGGTCATATAATCTTCATAACCTGTACCACCTGAAAGTCTCGTATCTACAGCTTTCATTTCAATTATATCTGACCATACAGGATAAATTTTATCCGAAATATAACTAGGTATTGTGTAACTAGCTAATAATGTTTCATTAGGAGTGCTTCCTAATTTGTATTTACCAGCTAATACACACATCAAATGTGTTCCGCTTAAAGACCATTTACAATATGAACCATCTATATATGTAGTATTAACAATACCGTTTCCTTCAACAAATCTATGATTTCCTGCTGAGTCTACAATATCCTCAAGTAATGGTGTACTAGAGCCACTACCTGATGAGCCACCACCTAGTAACTCTAATTCTGTAACGATATCAGTAAATGTGATAGTTGAATACGCTAGGTTATCTGCAGTAACTGTAGTATCGGAATAACTGAAACTTTTAATTTGACACATATCAGAGTTCCACGCTTGAATTGTTAGCCCAATTTTGTTATATCCGCTAGTTCCGTTTATTCCGTATCTTTTTGAATTCAAAATGCTTGAAATATTTGATGCTGTAATTGGGTTTTCACTGTTTAAGTATAAAGTCATACAAATATTAAAGTTACCATCAAGTGTTTTAGTCATTTTAAGATTATGTTCATATAAATGTACTTCACTTTCACCACCACTACCACTAGGGATAACATAATTTGTATTGCCGATTGTAATGCTTGTAAGGTCGGCTTCACCACCTTGTAGCGTTGGATTGGCAGAAACTGCTACTAACTTTGTACCTGACTTTGTATCAAGGTCGCCATTTGCATCTTTAGTAAATGTAGAGTTTACATAAATATCACCCTTTAGATATTCGTTGCCATTTGCATCAAGTAATCTAGCGTTACTTGTGTTCATATAAGCACCATTACCTATAATTTCAAGTGATGATGTATCTGGAATATTAAACTGACCTGTTACAACTTGGTTGTTGCCCTTAGCCTTACATTGAGGACCAAACGCTAAAGAGTTATTTCCACTAGCATTTGAGCTATTACCATAAGCGACTGAATCATCACCTGTAGCAGTTCCATGTATTGCAGTAGAATAATTACCACTAGCGGTAGCACCAGGTCCTTTTGCTTCTGAGAAATTACCGCTTGCAGTTGATCCACTACCATTAGCGTAGGAGTTTGTGCCACTTGCTGTACCATTATTCATTGAAATAGCACCACTACCTGTAGGATTTAACTTATTCATTTTGATATTGTTAAGCCCATCATAAATGGATTGTATTCTTTCTTCAGTAGTATCAGCCAAAGCCCAAGTTACATTACCTGTTGAGCCATTTATAGTTCCAACAACACACTTGTCTTGAACAAGATATGTGCCCTTTACTTTTACGGAATACACTAAAACCCTTAAACTATTTATTGGCTCTAAAGCATAATCCAATCTCTTCTCATATGCAGTTGTAAGATTGTAAGAATATAAATCAGTTAAAGCTATAGTAAGTGGAGTTGAAGAAGAGCCATATAATGCGCCCACAGTTAAATTTAAAATATTAAATGTATTTACACCCTCACTGATTGACACATATTCCATTCTACCTAATTTTGAGCCGAATAGATTAGCAATCTTGATTGTACAATGGTCTAAAGAAATACCATATACACCATCCCAAGTGCCACCACCACTTAATGTTGTATAAGAGAATAATCCTAACTCACAACGATTAAATGTATCGTGTGTACTTGCATCTACACTACCCCACATATTAAATATATGGTTTCTAGTGAAGTTTTCAGGGAATTTACAATCACTAACCTGTGCTTCAAAGTCATTACTTTGCATTTGTACAGCAATATTTCTAGCAAAGTGATGAGAAAATTTATTCCAACATAATGTATATTGTGATAATGCGACAAAATCACCCATCATATTTTGTTCGAAACATTCATCGGCTCTTGCGTGGCTCATTTCACCATACACAATATTGTTTCTACACATTTCTTTAAAGTAGACATAAGTAATATCCTTATTTCCGATAAATGTATTATGATTGCTACACACACCCATTTGTACATCAACAACAATATTATCACATTCAAACACGATATTATTTAATGCTTGAATACCTCTATAATTAGGTGTATCGGATAAATATTCACCAATTTTAACTTCTTTTACATAGTAACAATTAGTATAAGAATTTGCTAATGTTTGAGTTAATGATAAATCAGTGCCATCGGCTCTCTTACTAAATGTAAAATACCATACATAATCGGTACTATCGCTTGTGCAGTTATAATTACCACTAAATCCTAAATACTTACCTATTGCATTAGAATGTCTAGCATCAGTTGTTGCAGTAATCTTATATCTCTTGAATTGGATATTTTTGAAATCATAAGGTAAATCATTTCCAAATTCATCTATCATACGATAGATTACACCCTTACCTGTTAAGGTATCAGCCCATTCAAAACGAACATCATCATTATCAAAGCAATACCATAACTGCCAAGAATTTAGGTTACTATTTGAAAAGTAAGTATCTCCACTATGTAATAACGCTCTAGCATTTTCACTAAATTTATTGCTTGAAATGGCTCTTAACACTATATCAAATGGGTGTTCCATAGAACGTGCATCATTAGATATTCCATTACATAAACCATTTGTTTTAGTTACATAATCGGTAATTCTATATAACTGCCCTGCTACCAACTGATTATTTGATTTTAAGTTTGCTAACTCACTATAAGTTTTATTTACTAACTTATGTAAGTCAATTTGCTCTAGGGTTTCCTGTTTTGTATATGAATTTGTACCATAAGCACCTACATACTGCCAAGCACTACCGTTCCAATTATAAATCGTTGAAGCACCACTATGGGTTTCATCAGCAATAACCTGAATCTTATCATTAGTTCCTAAATCGCTTGTATCATATGATTGTAAAACTGAATATGTAGCAACAATATCAACTACATTTTGAACACTCTTTAATGTATCAATATCATCTTCAATATCATCAACTCTACCATCAAGCGTATCAAAATCACTTGTGTTTACCTTACCATTTAATGCAGTATTTATCTCGGCTTTTGTATATGTATTAGTTTTATCTGCTTTATCGTTTAATAATGCATCACTTTCGGTTTTTGTATAAGTGTCGCTCTTTGAAGCGTAAATATCATCTAGGTTAGTACCTTGTTTTGTAAAACTGTGTGCTTCTACATTACCTTGTGATGAAACATTACCTTGTGATGAAAAATCACCACTTGCTTGATTAATATCATCACTAAATAAGCTGTCACCACGAAATTCATTATCACCTGTAAAAATATTATTAGCACCTAATTGAGAATACCTATTATCACTTTCAGTTTTTGTGTACGTTGTAGATTTATCAGCTTTATTTGCTAGTAAGGAATCTGCTTGGGTTTTAGTATAATATGCTGATAAGTCATTATACACTAGGCCTGAATCAGTGTACTTTGTTGCATCTTCCTCAGTTACATCCCAATAATATAAATGTCCTGTATCGGTTGCAACAGCCAAGCCCTTATCTTCTTCTAATAGTGCAATATTGGCTGCAGTATCAAAATACTTAGGCGCACCAGTTCCAAGTTGGGCTATAACCTCATTTTGTTCATCAATACATGAATCAATATATGCCTTTACATTTGGATTAAATGTTACATCTGCAATAAAGTAATTATCAGTAGACTGGTCAATCATTACATTAACCATGCCCACGCACTTCTTTAGCACTGTGCCATTTAATCTATTCATCCAGATATAGAAGTTACTTTTTCCTTTCATGAGTACCCATGTTGCACCCATTGTAAAAGTAAATCTTAAGTAGGTCTTTCCATCTTCAACGTATGTATGGCTTTCACCTACTCCCAATGCATCTGCAGTAAAATCCCCTGCTTCTCTGCCATTTGGAGCTAACTGGCTCATAGTTGGAAACCAGTTCTCATCTTCATAATTATAAAACAAGACTTCAAACACATTTGAGTAGAAATCACCCTCATAGACTTTCTCATCACTTGTATTTGTTATTGCTTGTTTCGCTAAATCAATATAGATTTTCATTTTTACTTAAAATTCCTCTCTTTCTTACTTAGAATTTTATTTATAATCAGTTTGGTCAAACCTAATAGTAAATGTAAGTTTTTCTCTTGCATCCTTATCAATCTTAATTTTGGTAAATGTATGGATTGGTGCGAATGTCGTGCTTCCTATTGGTAAATCAGTATCTACAACTGGATTTGAACTGAAAGGGTTAGGTGATGCCAACATACCAATTTCAATAGTTACATAACCACACTCCGCATTTAAATCCGTATACCTAAATGGAATCTGCTGATAGTATCCACTTCCAAGGCCTTGATAATTGCCCTTTCCATTGTCAAACACCATTTGGTCTAACATCTCACAATAGAATACTAAAGCATTCCTTGAGTAATTTAAGATGTCTGTTCTTAGCATTGTTAAACGCTTGATTAGCTTACCTACATTATTATTGTTTTTATCTTTATTTATAATTTGATTATTACTTGTATCGTGGAATGTAAACCTTGCATACCAAGATTCATTTGGACTAGGCAAGGATGTAGATGTTGTATTTATGAATATCGGTCTAGTTACAATATTATGCAATGGATTATTTGTAGATTCGCTTTGGCTATCAACTCCAATGGATGTAGCTTTTTTGTTATAATCTTTAACTAAAACTAATATTGCAATTTTAGCCTCAACCTTGTAAGTTATAATACATGATGAGATATAGAATATATTTGAGTCATATGTTACTTGCTGACCTGCCACAGGTAGGCTATTGTCACCTGTTACATCAATTTCTACAACTCTTTCAACTGTTCCTAATGCATCATTAGAAGTATGCATACTAGGTACAATTTTATTAAAATCAATGAAATTTGCACTATTACCATAAGAACGACCAAAGCACTTATATGGATTTAACAAATCGGCATTCTTTGTATCTCTCAAGAACGGATTAGTAATTGGATGGTATTTAACCCAATAATTGTAATGCAATGGATCTGTATTATTAGAAGCATACATACCAAAAGAAACCTGTAATTGATCGAATGGATAACTAAATGGAGCAATGTCTGGGTTTTCATTATGAGAACTTAAGAAGTTGCCTCTTGATTCACCTATAATTTTGTTCCATAAATCATTTTTATAAACGCCATTCATATTGTCAATGACATTCCCACCGATTGTATATACAAGGTTTTCTGCTTGTTGTTGTGGCGTAAGCACGTTATTATACGCGTTACTCTCATAAACTGCATTCATTGGATACATACCATTTAACTGATATGGCATATAAACGTTGATACTATCATAACTTGAATCATATGATCCTACAGTAGCGCAATTACTACCACTATAGAATTGGGTTTTAGTACAATTAGGAAAATAGTCTTTTATATAAAAATCATATACATCATCAAGCATAGAAACTTGTTCACCATCAATGGTACAAGTTAATAGTGAAGCCTCTTGATATGTCTTTGTAGAATTGAATACTGACCCTGGATTATTATAGTAATTACTTATTCCTTTAATAGTCAATGTCATATTTCCTAACTGATGCACACCAAACTCTACAATGCTTTCAATATTACTTGGTAGGAATAATTTACAAGTATCGCTATTCAAAGCTATATCACTAGATTGTGGTTGTAACCAAGTAACAAAAGTAATGGTATCTCTATCTACTACATTACTAGCATACGTTTCAAGGTATCTACCATAATTCTCTCTATCTTGGTCTCGTTCATCATTAATAACTCTTGCAGTATCTATTGTATAAGTTGTGTTTGAGGGAACATCCACCAGGTACACTTGAATAATTGTTGGGTCGTTCACATCAAACATAACGGATAACTTTTTATTATTCTCAATACATATCTGATTTAAGCAGTCATACAATGTGCTAGCAGCTCCGAATTGATATGTTTTTTTGCTTGTAATTAAGTTTTGCAAGTATGTCAATGGATGATTACCATCCGAAGCAACAAACGTAAATTCAGGGTATAATCTTTTAGCCTGACCTAGTAATGAATAAAATTTTTTATAATCATCTCCCCAGGTAGGTGACTCAGCACTATACATTTTTGTACCAATAATGAAGCACTTTAGAATTGCTGTAGCTTCTAGTAGGTTAATATCATGAACATAAAGGTTTGCTTCACCTCTATATTTCGTAGACTTACCATCTGCTACATAATGTTTACCATCAATGATTACTGGAGTATATGGAGTAATGTTCACAGCTCGACTATTGTAAATCTTTAATGTTCCGCTTTCAAAAGCATCATCAATTCTAGTTGTAGTATTTGGATTTGATGAAAAGTCTACCTTATCGGTTACTGTAGTCCAAATATTACCACTATAATTTATACTTACTGTCATTACTTTCTACCTCCCAAGATTGTATTATCGCTAGAATACCCAGCTATCAATCTTCTATATTCTGCTCTTTGCGCCTCTAATTTATTTGTTTGATAAGCACTAAATGCAGTTGTTCCTAATTGCATACCAGCCATTGCAACGGTCAAGTATGGGGATATAATCGCAGACATACCAAGTCCTACACCTTGCTGTAGCATATTAATTCTATCTTGGTTTCTTGAATTACCAGTCCATTTACCTACATTTGAGGTACAATAAGAAGCTGCCCTAGAAGCCATCAAAGAAGCCACCGCTATAGTTGTGGAATTATCTTTGTTTTGCTTAGCTGCTTCATTCTTTGGATCAAGTTGTTCGGCAGCCTTTTGAGCAGTCTTTGGAGTTTTAGAAACACGATTTGTGCTAGTAGCTCCTGTATCATCTGTAATTCTTACCGTTATTTCACTCATAGGGATTACTCCTTCCTAATCAATGAAAGTTGATATTTAATTAAATTTCCAGCGATACCAATCTGAGTGTAACTGCCTAGCTTCATATCAATAGTTCTTGAAGTCTCACCATCAAAAAACCTAATTGTTAGTGTTCTATTGGTTAGTTTCGTGTTCTTAATACTACCTCTACATACATCACCACTTACGCATATACCATCTGCTACAATGTCCTCTACAACTCCTGCTACATACTGCTTTTGAATTGCTGAATTTACAACTCCATCAAAAGACCATTGTGTCTTATTTACAATACCAGTAACGCCTAACAATTTATACCAAGTATTACTTATGAATAACTCGATTGTCTGAGTGTCAGACAAGAATAAATCCACAAATGATAGAACGCTAATATAAAATGTCACGCCATTATAATACTCACCATTAAATACATATTCGTTTAAGTCAGTATGCTGTGAGTAAGTGAACTGCACATAATCTTCACCAATTAGGATAAGGCTCTTATCAATCGACTTAAATGCCGCATCTATGTGGTCACATATAGCTCCGAACTCATCAGCTTTAATCATCATAGTAATTGCTAGTTCATCTGTCATTGTATGAATATCTTTAAGTGACTGATTATTGCCTCCTATTACCTTCATTGACCCATGCACCATGTCATCAACTATAATTGTTTTCCAATCTGTTTCCTTATTTGAATAATATTTAATATCATATAAATTTCCGAGAAGTTGGCTTAGGTATTTAGCTAAATCATCAAATCTCGCCATTTTCAATTTCCTCCTCTTCTTCATCTGTCATAACACTCAAATTTAGCCTATTTGCAGTTATCCATTTATCAATGGCATTATTTACCCAATGATAGTTTGGATTAGGTTTTAAGGCGGTTAAATACGTTCCTTTGACCCTGTGCTTTAGGTATCTTTGATTTGTTATTGCAGCGTATACATTAGTGGCTGAGCTTCCGTTTATCTCCTTGCCACTTTCATTACCTATTTGAATTACAAATTCTTTTTCACTATACTGCACGATTGATATTGATTGCTTCAATGCTCCACTATCTACAGGACAATTTCTTACAAGCATATCCAATAAACTTTGTGCTAGCTTATAATCCATTTACTTAAGTCCTATCCTTACGCTTCCTGTAAAGTCAGTAAGGCTTCCTTTATACTTTCCTTGATTAGGATTGTCTGTTGTTGGAGTTAAAGCTATAACCAATCGTGTCTGACCTTTAAGTGTTAGCTTATCATTAAGTTCTATATTATGGTGACCATCTATTTCTATTGCCATTGATACATCCTTAATCTGTAACCCATTTGCTACTTCTAACATCCTACAGTCATTTTCATTTAAGAATCTCTTAAAAGTAAATGGAGCTTTCTTTGTATTGTTATAGCCCCAATTTTGCCCTCTAGGCTCTTTATTATTTCTACCCATACATTCACCACCTAAAGTTTAAAAATTGCCAATTACAAGTCCCCAAAGCACTGATACAGCCTTTGGAGCATAATGTGACTCTCCTTTATATGCTGATGCTGAGGCATCTCCATTATCATAGGTATAAATGGCTTGCTGAATTATTGCTTCTTTTAATGCTTCTTGGAATTCTAAGGCTGTCCCTGTTAGGTCAGTCTTTTTCATATCCTCATAGAATGCATCAGTCCACTTTCTACCTCGATAATTACGAACTAACTCTTGAACAATATCAAAAGAATTTTGCATGAAATCATCAACTGCATCCTCTACAGTTTGGAAGTGTTCAGTTGCTAGTACTCCATCTTTGTCTAATTGATATCCTCTTTTGTCTAGTTCACTTGCTGATACATAATCTTTGTATGATGTCATTTCATACCTCCTTATGGAAAAAATAAGGGTGAGAAATCTATCCCACCCCTATAGTTTGAATTATTGTTTTAATTAAGCAGTAATCATACCGAATGCTTTTGGATTTGCTACTTCATGAGTAAATACATATCTACCCTGTACGAATACACCACCTACAGCGATACCAGAACCGTTAGCATCTGTAACTGTTGGCTCTACTGCGAATGATTCAACTCTTGTAGCGAAATCTGGATGACCAGCTATAGCATATAATGCCTTTGCAGACTGACCAGCACCGATATTACCACTAATCTGACCAGTAGAATATACTTCGAAGCCTGCAATCTCAGCGATTACACCTCTATCAATCTTCTCCTGTGCTAAGTCACCCTGTCTAATAGCCTTGTTAGAAGCTAAAATCTTAGCCTTGAATGTACCATTCACAACTAGGTAACGACCATCCTCTGGAACACCTCTATCAGTCATCTTTCCTGCTAAATCAGCGATTACTTCATAAGCATCGCTTGAACCTAAAGATTCAACGATACCATAAGAAGAACCAGAATCATAACGAGGGTCTGCAGATGTAAAAGCATTACCTGCCTTGTCTAATCCCTGTACAGCATTCTTAATAACTGTAATACCCTGGTCATCCATTGCCTTAGCTAAAGCATAACCTAATCTTTCTAGGTTGTCTCTTAATACATTGTAAGGTAAAGATGCTACATTATAGCCATCTAGATACTTGTTTAAGAACTTGTCCTTATCAATAGTACAAGTGATCCATGCATTAGAGTCATAGCTTACTGCATTTGATGTGATAGAAGCCTTGTTGTAATCAGATACAGAATCTTCTGGAGTTGTTGGAATTAAGATAGCACCAGAGTTTGCATCCTTCTGATAATTTGAATTAAATAAATTTCTTGTAACTAATTTTTGACGTAGCTTTGCTACTACTACTGAACCATACTGATTTTGTAATGTTAATGGCATTGTTTTTTTCCTCTCTTTTTCCTTTTAATTTTGATTTTTTAGTTTTGGTTGATGAATTTAGCCATACCAGGATTTTCTGCAAGATATTGGTCTAAGAATGTATTACTAGACTGGCCTTGCTGTGCTGGTGTAATCTTTTGAGTACCTTGTGCCTCAAATAAGTCACCATACGCTTCTCTTAATCCCTTGACATCATCATCTAAACCTGTGTAAGTTTTCTTCTCTTCATCATAAACGCCCTTGCTAAAATCAAGTTTGCTCATGATTAAGTCTGGATGCTTACAACCATTTGCTTTTAAGAACTCCATTTTCTTGGAAGTCTCAGCTTTCTCCAATGTCTCAGCCTTGAATTTCTTTAAATCTTCATAGTCCTTATACTGCCCTACTTGTGCCTTAAGGGTCTTGTTCTCTTCTTGGATAGCCTCAAGTGCTTCCTTATGCGATGCTTTTAATGTTTCATTTTCTTTCTTGAATCCTTCAACATCAGCACCATTTGCAGCCATAATGTAATCAACTACGCTAGCTAAGTTTTCCTCATTAATACCTGCAGCAATCAATTTTGTTCTTAAATCTTCTCTTTTCATATTTCCTCCATACGCTTTTTCCGAGGTCGCTTCTCGTTAGATTTTCTATGTTGTGCTTCTTTTACGCCTAGCCACTAAAGGCAATAATAAAAGGGCTTGTTTTAAGCCCTTAAAATTAACCTATTTTTCATTTTTGCTATTGTCATCATTTGTTATAAGTTCAGCAATAGCAAGGACAAACAAAAGTCCAAAAAGAAGCATTATTGTTTTACCTCTCTTTCTGCATTTGTAATCCTTAAACGCCAACGATATTCTGGTAAGTCGTGCTTTTGACTAAATGCACTATATTGTTCTTGCCAGTATTGGCTCATTAGAATGTTATATTCTCTTTCTCGAAACTCTTCCATTTTTCCTGTGTATGGATTCTTTCTCTTAAGAGTCACATTCTTATTGGATAGTACCTGCCTACGCTTGTACTTTCTTATGGTGTTCTCCATGTTTCTTTGTATTGCAGTCAAGTTTCTATTCTTATGTACCGTTACAAAGTCCGTTTCTGGAGGTTTAGCACCCTTGTAATACTTGATTAATCTATGCTGACAGTTATAGGATAAAAAACCATTTTGACATGCTTGTAATAAGCTATAGTATGGCTTGCCATCTATGTAGCCTATAATGTCTTGGTTTGGTTTATGTCCTTTGTACTGCCCCATAGGTCTAGAATTTATTTCTAAGTCAACTATATATATCTTGCCTTGCCACCAACTGCAACGTTCAGATGCATCTTGATGACTTGATGCAATTACAAAGTCATTGACTTCGACTCCATTCCTTTTTAAATCCTCTGAAATTAACTTATATCTTGTTTCTATTTCAGCCAGGTTTCTAACACTTAGTTGTCTTCCATCACTTCCTGTTAAGGTCATTGTATTATCTGCTAAACGCTCATTGATTTCATTAAGTGTATTCTTGATACTGTTTGTATAGTCTACATATCTTTGAGAAGCTCCCAAAGACTCATTCGCAGTAACAAAGTCTCTTAGGTTCTTAATAGATCCTTTTCCTATGCCTACCTTGTCATTATCAAATACACCAACAACTAAGCCCTTTTCAGTTATATTCTTTTCAGCTTTGGACTCCATTGAAAGCAATGTATTTGCAATCACTCCGATTTTGTCTTTTTTTGAGCTTTCTTCTAATATGTGAATTGTTGTAATCCACGATTGCATAAATGTAGCCATAATTGAATTTTGAGTGTTTAGCGCTAATTCATCACTTGCTCCTAATTCTTGTAATTGTTTCTTAGTTTTTGCTACAAGTATTAGAACCTCTTGTTTACAATATTCTTTATTCCATCCAAGAACTACAGCATTGTTTACTATCTCCAAAACCTTTGTGTTGGCTTCTTCGATAGCAAGTACAACTTTATCCTCTTTTTCTTCCATTAGAAGTTATTAAAAGCATTCTCGGTAGCCATTGCACCAATTTCAGCGGTTACCTCTTTATAAAGCTGTTCAACTTCATTTGGTGTTAAGTCTGGATTGGCTCTCCTTATTGCTTCCTTTCTGGAAATAAGACCTGCAGATAATTGTTCTTTAATTAGCTGTGTGTTCTTTGTAGGATTTAATATTGCTGCCATATCCCAACGGATTGATACATGAATATTTAACTTATGATATGTTGCAACATCAGTAAGAAGCTGATTAATCTTTCCTTGATTTAGGTTTCTAAAGTTCTTAACTGTATTTGCTGTTATATCAGTCATAGCGTTAATCTCATCATCTGTTCTTTGCTGACCACCTAGCAATCTAGGACAATAATCTAAAAGACCAACTCCTACGTTCTCGCATAGTCTAGCAGTATCATTGTCAATCTCATTAACCCATTCACTAGAACGAATATCAAATTGAACATTCTGAGGCTTACTATCCTCCGTAGACATTGTAGGGTACTTCTTGAATGTAGGATCTTTAAATGTAACGCTTAGGCTTCGCATTAATCTACCACCACTAGCCTCTTGACTGATGTATTCATTAATATTGAAACCCTGGTCAAAGTCTGGCAATAATACTTGGCCACGACCATTTTCTTTTTCTACTTCCTTGCCAGTGATAGATGTATCAATAGTGACTGCATTGTCTACTGCATCTGTAAACATTGCCTCTGGGATGTCAGTGTCAAAGAACTTCTTGTTTACCTTAGTGTATCTTAAGTCATATACTCCTATGCTTGGTAGATTCATCTTCTTTGGTCTATTGAATGTAATGTTTGGATATGCAGCCTTAATCTCTTTGCTTAGCTTCTCATTTGGTATAATTGTAATTGTTGACTTGCTACTATCAGTCTTATTAATCCTTACATCATATATCAAGAACTCTTGATAAGGCACTTTCACCTTTTTGCCCTGTTCATCTTTCTCATTTTTATAGAATCTATGCTCAGTGATTACTTGCTTTATACTTGCATCTACATTCATGCTTACAATATATATCCAAGCCTCAGCCACATTCTTCTTTTTATCATATATCAATCTATGCCTGAACAAGTTATATGATGCAATCTCTAAAGTCTCATCATCGCTCTCATAAAGCACCATAATAGACCTACCTGTCATGGCTGTTTCTTCAGAAGCCTTATATAATGCATCACTAAAATAATTGCTATCTAAATAGTCATTGAATGAAACTTCATTCTCTTCATCGGCTTGATACCATACTCTACCAACTGCCTTAGATACAACAACATCCAACAATCTAGGTGCTACTCCACTCCTTAAATACACATAATTTAATTTTGTAAATCCAGAAGCAAATTCTGCAGCAGTTCTATTGTTAAACACTGCTAGTCTTTCTACTCCTTGATACATTGGTAGGAACACCTCGAAGTCTTGAACCACTACTCTATCCGTTGCACCTACAAATTGCCTTAAAGACTCTGGCAAGTATTTATTTGTCTTGTCATAGTCTATCAATGTTTCCGACATTATCACATACCCCCTCTATACATGAAATAAATGTAATATGAAGCATACTTGAATGCATCTATACAATGGTCGTTTCCATCCATTGGCTGATTCTTCTTTATGTCCCATATTTGATTATTAAGTTCAACAATAAACATATCGTTGTTACCTAATCTTACTTGTGGATTTAAAGGATCACGATAGCCAGCATCTATAATGTAGAAGTAATCTTCTTTGCCTATGATGCTCTTTACTCTTTGCGTGTCCTTTAAGATATCTTTCTTTTCAACCTTAGAAGCTCTGAATGGAGTCTTAAGGTTAATCTCATAAATTAAGTCTTGTGTAATGGCTGCACTATCACCAAAGATACTAACTACATTTGTAATGTTGATGCCAAATTGTGGAAGCCAAAAGTTTAACCACTTTGCTATATTGATAGCTTGCTGACTGTTTGCATTGCTTCCTACCTTTGGGAGATAATAAAAGGAAGGTATCACAAGTAACCTTCCTGCAGTTGTTATAAGTGTTGTTACCAAAGCTGTAGCATCATTGTTAAGACCAGAGTCTAAACCACAAATAACTTTACTTACCATCTCATGTGGTAACCACTTAAATTGTTCAAATTTTATTATTTTAGAGTCGTTAAACTCTTCATATACCAATCCTTCGCTTCGACCTCTTAAACCAAGAATTTTGGCTTTCCATTGTTTGCTACCCTCTGGAACATTAGCCATTATGCTTGCTTTCTTCTCTGGTGTAAGTGTTGGGTTGTCATCCATTCTAAAGTACCAATGCACCCAGCCCTCTTTTGCAGGTTGGGATAATAACTGATTCATCATTTCACTTGGTACATCATTCTTAAATTCTTCCAAAGGCCTACAATGGTTTATGTACTCGCTATAAATTGGAAGATTAGGATCATCTGGGTTAAGTGTCATTAGCAAGTAGTCGCAACGCATTGCAACCTCACGAACTAAATCCATATCAGCAGTGTTGACCTCATCAATCATACCACAACCATATTGACCACCTAGTGCTTTCTTCCATCTTGCTTGGTCAGCATAACCAAATAAGAAAACTACTTTCCTACCTTTGCTAGAACTAACGTATAAATGAGGCAAGTTATATTCAACATCTCCATTGCCTCTATATTCTACTTCTTTACCAAAGAAATTAAGTATACCCATTTCAGAAGATATTATATTCTTCTCTATAGTACCTAAATCTAAACCACATATACAATGCAGCTTCTTTTTAGACGCCTTTACTCGTAGGATAAACTTAATTGCTCCTATTGTGGTCTTTCCTCCATAGGTTTGACCCTCACAACATTCAACAGGAGTCTTATAGGTTAAGAACGCTTTTTGTTTCTTAGACAGTTTCATTATCTTCATCATCTCCGAATAAGTCTTCTGCAAGAGAATCGGATTTTGATATTTCTACGCTTGCCTGTGCTGTTATTTGAGCTTCCAATGCAACCTCGTTCTTAGATTTCCACTTGTCTTTTCTTCTGTTGGTTAGAATAAACTTTTGAGCTTCTGCACTTGGTGGTTGGAATCTTTCGACCTTTACAACTTCACCATCTTTGGTGACTGCATCTTCTTCATACTTAAATCCCATAGCACATTTATAAAGCATGTTCTCAACTGCTAGTGTCATTGTATCACGCCCCTGTATAATTGCGGTCTTGATTGCTTGACACTTGTTACACCATACCCAAAGCGTTGAACGCGCTATTCCCATCTTCATGGCTATCTCTTCATCAGTAAGTCCATCATTAGCCCAAGACTGAATAAAAAGCAAGCCTGTTTCATCACACCAAGCCTCTGGTTTCTTTTCTCTAGCCCAAGGGTTAGCCGCACTTCTTTCATTTAAAACAGTATCAGAGGTACTATTTTTTAATATAGTCTTATTATTTTTATTACTAGTATTTTTATTATTATTCTTTTTTCTATTACTAGACTTATTATTATTACTATTATTAGATAATAATCTAGTATTTCTTAAATCTCTTATTAGATTACCATTAGACATAAGTATATATAATACCTCTCTTTCTATAATATAGT